AGCGAATTTCTGTTGTAGCCCTGCTAAGATTTGTTCTAAGATTGTCATACCGTATGAATTTGATTTATAAATTTCTACGGTAAATTTCGTTATTTATAAAGAAGGTGAAAAATTATCAGATAGGTGATACACGACAATAAAACGATTGTCGTAAAATGGTATAAAAAAAGGCGTGAAACCGAATGAATCACGCCTAAAATATATCACGACAAAAACTTATACTTATACTCCCAACACTATATTTGCATCAATATTTAGCTTCCGGCTTATCTCACGAGCAACTTTCAAGGTTGGTTCACATTTACCAGATATATAATCACTTAATCGTGATGGGCTGACACCAACTAACTTTGCAAGTGATTTTTGATTAAGCCCCATTTCGTACATACGAAGTTTAAGAACATCCACAAGTGTTGGTTCTCCCA